GACGGCGAGGCGCTAGGTAAGACGTTTTTCCGCAAGTATTCGGTAGTTACGTCCAAATGCGAGATGGGGCTTATCACGCTGGAACTGAGGTGCTATGATGAGTGACGTATATGACTTGATGAATTCGCTTGAGGAAAAAATGGAAAAAGCTTTTCAGAGAGCAGATCGTTCAGCAATACAGCGCGCTGTAATCACAGGCAGGGCAGCCGCAGCAAGAGCAATCCAAAAACATAACACCTTGAAAATCGGAAAAATCAAACAGTCTGTCAATGTTACAGTCAGCAGCATTAAAAGCGGCAGTTTGATAAAGTATTCCGGGGAACACATTCCTCTATTAGCGTTTGGGGCTACTCTTACATCAGAGGGATTACGTGTGAAAGTTAACCGTAACGGCAACAGTGAGATATTAAAACATGCGTTCATAAAACCAACAAAAAAATATCCTATAGGAATATATGAACGTGTAACTACTCATAGAGTTCCTCTTGAACAAAAATATGGTCCATCAATTCCGCAAATCATCAAGGCAAATGATGATGTGAGCAAGGTTATAGACACTGCCCATAATGAAGCATATTGTGAACGATTAGAACACAATGTAATGGCTATATTAAATGGTTGGTGGGAACAGCAAAAGCGTACAGAAGGTACCAGAGAATACTACCGTGTAAAAAAACGCGCTCAAGATATGGGAATTAATGTAGAAGTAGCATTGCAGAGGTATCTTAAAGGTGGGGATTGACGAATGACAAGGGTAAAACTCATTCAGGAACTGAAAAAGTTCTGTGAGGACGCTATAAAGAACGTTTCTCTTCCGGAGGCAGTCCAGAAAGGCGACGCAAAGGAGAAAAGCCGTGTTCCGGCGGTGTATCTCATGCGCCTGCCTGACAGCAATTCGGCAAAGAAACTCGCGCCGTATATCAT